GCCAGACCTTGAATTACATGATCGACCAGTCCACCGCAAGTATTCAGCGGGCAACGGATAACCAGCAGGAACTTAACGAAAAAATTCAAAGCTTTTCTGATGTCGGAACAAAGTATGCAGGCGTTCAAACCCTTGTCGATTCGATTTTCGATTTAAGCGAAAAGTCGAACAAATCCGCGTTTGAAGTGCAGCAGCTCCAGTCCCAGGTAGAATACCTTAATGGTATGGGCCTGGAAGGGTTGAAGCTGCACATGGACGAAACCGGAACAAAGGTGCTTGAAACTCGTGACGATGTAAACGCCCTTATCGAAAGCCTTGAAAAGGCCGCATATGCCGCAGCAGCGCAGGATTTGTTGGAAAGTGCATATAAGGCGCAGATTCAGGCGGAACAAGACCTTGCAGCCGCCAATGACCGCCTTGCTGCGAGCAAGGAAGCAGTCGATACAGCAACAATGGCACTTAGCAATTATCGTGACGGTCTTTCCACATGGGGTGAAATGCTGGCTGATTTGGGTCTCGATGCGCAATATAACGCTTTGTCCGATTCTTTGAGCAAAGCGAACGAAGCCTACGAAACCGCAACAAGTGACGTTCAGGCGCAGCAAGAAGCCCTTACAAATGCCAATTCTGCGATTGATACCTACACCCAAAAACTTGTGGATATCAAAAGCGGGAACTTTGATATGGCTGATTCTGTAATAAGCTCTACAAATCAGGTTGATACTTCTATGGCGCAAGTAAGAGATTCTGCAAATCAGACTGCCGGAACAGTAACAAGTGCCAACAGTAATATAACAACGTCTGCTACAAATTCCGCTGCAACAATCAGTTCCAGCTATTCGGCTGCGGCACAAAGCGTACAGGGTAGCACGGGTCAAATGAGTAGTGCGGCGGAAAACGCAAAAGAACGAATGACCCAAAGTGCAAACAATACAGCAAGCACTTATGCGGCAAGTTTTGACAATATCAATTCTGGTGCAAGAAGAAATGCGGAAACGGTAAAAGATTCTGCAAGTAATGCCGCATCTGGCGTTGAAGATGCGGCAA